TGTCAGCCCTAAATTCGTTTCTATCAATAACGTCTCCAGTATTATTTGAATCATCACAAACAACACTAAAGTCTGTAATACCTCGTCTGCCTTGTATATCTCTTAGGAATGGTTCTACAAGATTTCTAAATTGAGCTCTTGTAAATTCATCATTAAACTCAAAGAGTTGGAACTTAGCAGCTGTTGATATTGCTTTTTCTAGAGTAATGAATAATCTTCTTACATTAATTCTATCGAAAGCACTAGGTTTTGATTGAGCAGTTTTATCACCAAACAATACAGTTCCTTGACCAGGAAATGCTGTTACAGGATTAACTCTTGACTTATACAATTCATCTCTTTGTGTTTGATTTGGATTGAAAGCAAGTTTAACTGCACCTCTAATCTGACCTCTGTTAAATCCAGCAGGTGAGAAGAAAGGATCAGCGATATTATCTGTTCTTGCACAAAGTCCAGCGATGTCACCGTTTAATGGTACAAATCTAAATACATCATTATACTTATCATACATATATTTGTATCCACTATCGATAACAGCATAACTTGTTGATGGTAAACCATCAGCAAATGCTACGACATTTTGTGTTTGTGTTACTGCGTTTGCAACACCTACAACATCTGCTCTCGCAGGTGAAATAAATGCAACACAATCTTTTCTTGCAGTTGCGATATCCATAACAGCAGTTGCTTTTGTGTCGCCAGTAGCGTCAGCACTTGTCTGTGAAGGACCACAAATGAGTAAAGATAAGTCAACATTTTCTACATCATTAAATTTCTCATATGCAGTTGCAATCTCAGCATTAGTAGCAACAAAATCGTCTGTTCCACCACTAAGTGAAGTGTTAGATACTACGAAAGCGTCACCGACTGTATTATCAAAAGTTGTTCCTGTTTTACTAAGACCATCTGATAAAGTGCTGATGTGATCTACCCAATAGATAAACTTACTAGTTCTGTAAAGTACATCTGGATAATAGTTTGAATTGCCTGAAGCGTCTTTAGCGTCATGTGCCTGTGATACTCCAGCAAAAGTTTCTAAGATTGATCCTGCAGTTCCTGTGATAGCACCATCTTCATCAATAACAGCGATGTGCATTTCATCTAATGAACCGCCAGCAGCAGATACATCATCAGTTGTTGTTGGTGCACCTGAGAATTGAAAATAAAATTCCCAATGTCTTAGGACTTTTGCGTCATCAACGATAGCGTGTCTTAATCCACCTGATTCTGTTTGACCAGTTGCAGTATTGAATCTTGCGATTGTTAATAAGTTTGTGCTAATTGCAGTTACCTTGTAATAATGTCCTGAAGGTGCACCGTCGGTTGAAGGCACATTACTTGCGTCTCCAAACTCTAGTATGTCGCCAACTTGCATTAAACTACCATCGTCAACAGATATTGTTGTATCTCCGATAGCTGCAGAAGCGTCATTAACTAGATTACCACTCATTGAGTGTGGTCCGAAAGCAGTTGAGTTAGAACATAAAGAAACTTTTAAACTGTTTCCTAGTGTTCCTGCCTCTCTTGCAGCCCAAGGTCCTATATTAGTGATAGATCCAGCGCCTGAATCTGTCATATATGTGTCAAGATAATCAGTGGTATTTTTAATTAAGATAGAAGTACCGGTTGACACAGCATTTACTAATCCTGTGATTGGTCTTACTACCTTCAGATTGTTTCCGTATCCTAAAAAGTTAGCAGCACAGAAAAATTCTTCAAAGTTGTTTGCATTTGGTTTACCAAATATTTCAACCAACTCATTTTCAGATGAAATCGTTGTGATCTCATCAATCGGTCCTTTTTCTGCTGTAATTACGATACCACCACTAGAAGTAGAGACGGCAGGAATTACATTTGTTAGATCCTTTTCAGTAACGAGAACACCTGGTGATACTTGAAAAGCCATATTTTAGTTCTCCTTAATATTAAGTTTATTAGTTATAACCCTTTGCATATATTTATGATATATCAAAACTACACTATTCGCCTTTATAGATAGATACAGGTTGCCATAACTCACCTGAATCGTCAAAAAACGAATTATTATGACCACTTGGATCGTCTATACCATTATCTATGAAACCAAAAGGTGCCATATCTGCTTCTATGGCATTTTGTTGTTCAGTAAACATTTGACCTCTGACATCTACATCGGTCAACTCTTTAAAATATCTTTGATTTGCCAACCACGAAAATATAACAAGACACATTACTAAGTCGTCTGTAGCACCTGGTTCAGCCTCAAAAGATTTTCCTTTGGCAATAAAAGTTGATAGTTCAGATATTATATCAAAATCTTGGATGATTAATTTATCTGCTTCAATTAAACTTTTGAGATTAGAAGTTCCAATTTTTTTAGTACCTTTAGTCATTCTCAAACCCAATTGATTACCACGACCACTAAAACCCCCTCCTAAAACTTGTCCTGAACGACCTCGTTGCGTTACCATCATCATATTGTCATACTCTAACTCAAACTGTAAATTGTCTGCCACTTGTTGTCCTAAGTCGTTTATCTCTATTAATATAAATGCGTTATTATAGTGTTTAGCAATTTTTTCTATAATACTTGGAAAGACAAGTGGTTTAATTTCATTATCTCTATACTTTGCAACTACTTTGTATGGCACGCTTGTGCAATCTACAATACAAAATGCTGAGTAATCATTTGTTAATCCTCGTGATACGTCAACTGTCATTGTATAAAGATGTTTTTTCTTTGGCATTTCATAAACATCTAAACCACCACTTCGTTTAGGTTCGACAACTGGCATAGTCTTAATTTTACTTGCATTGATAAGTGTATCAACACTACCTAAAAACTCACATTCAAATTCTGTTTGAAACTGAGCTTCACTTGTATTCTTGATTGTTTCTTCTTTCCATTTTTCATCACGACCTGGTACTTCACTCCAATGCACTTCGACAGGAACAAAGTTATTATTTTTGTTTGTTGCGTCTATCCACATCTTATAAAACATATTCATACCATGTGGTGTAGATACGATCATCACCTTTGATGATTTACCAGAAGATATTGTAGGATAAACTGAACTAAAAAATTCTTCAGCAATATTGTTAGGCACATAAGCGAACTCATCTAGAAATATAATATTAAAGGTACTTCCTCGAACAGCACTAGAAGAGGTACTTGCCGCTACAATCCTACTTCCGTTTTCTAGTTCGAGTGAACCTTTGTTCCAGTTGAGAACGCCTTGTTGCATCCACTTAGGTAGATGTTCGTAAGCCAATTGCAAACGACCTAACAAATCTCTTGCAGTAGATGATTTGTTGGCCAGTATCGCAACATTCACATTGTCATTAAATAAGACATAATGTAAGAGGTAAGAGACTATGATAGTTGACTTTCCACTCTGTCTAGGTAATTTACATATTGTAAACCTATTGTCGTGAAAAGTGTCTACCATCTTCCGCTGAAAGTCATACATCTCAAAAGGTACAAGACCTTTATCAATGGTGACAATTTTTAAATAATTTTCTATAAAATATTTAGGACTTTCTAAACACTTTACAACTTCTTGAATTTGTTTTTTTGTAAAACGAGAAGGTGTATGTGCTTTTTTTAAATTAGGATTACCTAAATATTGATCTGTTGTTGCCATGTGATTAAACTAATTGTTTTAGTGATTTTGATAAGTCTTTATATTTTATTCTTATGCCTCTTGCAGTATCTTCAGCTAATTCAAGACCAAAGTCTGCTTTATTCATTAACACATACATTTTTTCACCAAGTAAATTGCCTATATCAAAATCAGATACATAATGAAAACCTGCAACCACTCTACCATATCCACACTCATAAGCAGCTTTCATCAATTCTCTTTCTGCTCTTGGTTCTTTACCTGACACATATCTTGCAATAATAACTGATTGACAAGCATGACCACTAGGATAGGCAGGTGTTTTATTTGTCTTACTTGGTAATGTTTGAACTTCAGGTAAAACAACATGAGGTCTTTTTCGATTAAAGAAGTCTTTAAAATGTGTAATTATTGGAACAGATTCTTTTAAAATTTGTTCAAGTTCATTTTCATGAAATTCTAATTTATATTTTTTAATAACTTTTTTAATTGCAAAATAAGGATCTTGATCGTGATCTCTAACAGACTGTACCTGTTCTGGTGTTCTTACTCTTGTTATTTCATTTACCTGTGTCGCTTCAGCCATATCATTTTTAGGCGGAGGTGGTAATGTAATTACTTCATGTAATTTATTTCTAAAAAATATCATTTCTTTTCCTTTAACATTTTTTGTAGTTCAGTTGTAGATCCTACAAATAAAGCGTTAGTTACATTTTTAGGTCCTTTATCTGGCACTTCTTTTACTTTCTTCAACTTATCTTGCAAGTCTAGTAAATTTTGTGATACTTCACTTACTGTTTTAATTAGTTGTCCTGCAACTTCATAAGCACGAGGATGTTCACCCTCTTTTGCAAGACTTAATATACCATCAATTGCTTCATTACCTTTGTCAATTAAATTGTAAAGATTTTTTCTACCAGTTTCAAAATCTATCTCTGGATCTTTATCTTGTGGTACAACTAAATCTTTTGTTTCTTTTTGTATAACTTCTAATTCGTTTGGCTCTTCAGCAATACCTAATACTTCATTTAATTTATCATCAATTTTGCTCATCTAAATCTTTCTATGACGGTTTAGTAGGACTAGAAGTCTTATCTTCACCAGTTGTCTCATCATAATCTAAAGTGTCTGTAAAAAATTCTAATGTGGTCGTGTAAGTGTAAGTGTCATCTTTATCAGCAGATGTAGGGTTTGGTTGTACTGTAACTCTCTCTACTCTTGGTGCATTACTACCTGTATCAGAATATAGATCAGCAGATACCTTTTTGATTATTGCGTTAGTGCTAATCGGTCCATATAGATATACTTTTGCAGTAAAACTTAAAGTATAAATTATTCTTCTTAAACTAGTTAGTGATCCTGAGTAGTCATCTGAATAATCTACATTATTTAAAATAAATGGTATATCTCTTTTTGTATCCATAGTTCTATCTTCAATCATAGTAACAGTATAATCTGGTTGAAAGTAAGGTAATATTTGTTCTATAATTTGTAAACCATCGTCTGAATTTGCAGTAAAAACATTTAACTGAAAGTTCACATTATATGGCACAGGCATATACTGATTATTCATTTTAGTTGTATCGGCGTTTGTTGTAACTTTTGTTATCTTTTGATTCTTATTTAATTTTCTAGTAGCGTCATATGAATATCCAGTGATTTCAAATGACATTCGAGGTAGAGTGATTGCCACTTTAGAATCATCGCCTGTTAAGTCTTGCTGTGCGTCTAATCTTGCAAGAAACTTTTCCTTAGGTGAATAAGATAAAGGCACTTTTATATTTTGTAGTGGATTCCCGCTAGAATCTAATCTCTTAATATTTACATTGTTAAATATTGTGCCAAACGCAATAACAGTATTACGAATTTTTTTATGATAGAAATGTTCACCAAACATTAGTATTCGTCAACCTCACCAAATGGGTTTCTTTCGCTAAAGTCTAGTATATCATCAGTTGTAGCCGAAGTATTTGTGCCTGCTTCTGTTTCAAATATTTGACCTTGATCGTTTGTTGCCTGATCTGCCATTGTGAAACTTTCATTAATCATATAATCTATTGCACCAATACTACTTTCTAATACAAATGATCCTGTTTCGTTCTCTAAACTAAACTGAAAGTTCATAGTATCAGTTGATAAACTATCTTCGATACTATCAATTGTAGAAATACCAGTATCAATTCTTTCTGAACTGTATTCAAATCGAGTACAAGATAACTTGTATGTAGGTAGAGCACTTTGTTGATAGAATGGTTGTTCGTGTTCAACAAACTGTATTTCAAAAAATGCATTTGTTGTTGGAAAGTAAACTAAGTCACCCTCTTGTGGTCTATCAGCAACTAAGTCTGAATTATTACCTACTAGAGTTTCCCATCTTAATTTAGATAAAGTAAATACAATATCATCTCTTAGTTCTAAACCAAACTTTTTAATAATCTCTTGTTCGCCCATATATCCATCAGTATTGTCAACATACATTTCAATAATATATGAATCATCAAATTGGCTTGCAGGATCTTCACCAAAGATATTATCTTTGTTTACAATCTTTCTCGGTAAATAAAAGACATCTTGGCCATAAATCTTAAGCTGTTCTATAATTAAATCTTCGTATAGTCTTTGCTCAGATGTTGTGCCTGTGTCGAAATAGACATTTGTTGGCATTTAATTATCCTTGTTGCATATGTGCAGGTTCTTCGTAATTGCTTCTAATTTCTTCTTCTAATTTTTGTTGTTCAGCAATTGCAGTAGAAAATAATTCAGGTCCGTTTAGAGTAACTCCTCCTAACATAGCAGTGCCTGAAAATTTTGAAAGATTTTGTCCCCATTGTTTTTTAATAAGTGCTGTTGCATATCTTTTTAAATAGATATCATCATAGATATCAGTATATGTATCTGGATCTAATTTACGGAAAACTTCTATAATTAAATATTCACCTGCTGTGATATCTCTTGACCAATCCATATCAATAAACAATCTGTTTGATAAGTGATTAAATCTCATTGGTTTTTCTCCCACTAAAATGTGGTCAAGAAAATCTAAGTGTCGCATTGTCATTTCATAATGTACAATACTTGTAGATGAAAAATCGTATAAATCATTTAATCTTAATTGATATCTAACATCAAACATATTTAAGTTTGCTCTGTCGGATAAAGGAAATACATTGACAACAGAAATAACCGATGAAGGAACTACAAGAAAATTATCTGCTCTTTTATATGTAGTAGTAATAGAATTATCTGTAACTGATTCTGAAGCGTCTGTTGTCATTCTAGTAATATCATCAGCTGTTACTAGATATTTTAAGTACATTCTTTCAACACCATCAACATGATATTGAGCAAAATATTGAACTGCTTCATCTATTCTATCATCTACTTGGTCATCATCAACATTGATATCTATAACAGGCTTACCTAATGCTCTTAAACAGTATTCTTTAAATGTTGCTTTTGTAGTTGGAACTGCCATATTTTATTCTTCCTTTTAACTATTTATAACTATCCTAATGCTACTGCTTGAGCGATTGCAAACGCCTTAGTTGATTTATTATCTAACTGTGTTTGTATTGCACTAGAAACGCCGTCTAGATATCCTATTTCAGTTGATGTAACATCACTTACAGATACATCACCATTTGCGTCAGATACTAATGCTCTTGAAGCAGTTAAGTCTGCCATTTTACTAAATGCAATAGCAGCACTTGAATTTATATCTGCGTTTACAATAACACCAGAACCAATAGCAGCAGTACCACTTGATATTGTTATATCACCTGATATACCACCCTCTATATAAGTTGCAACTCTTGAAAGCGTTGCCTTTCTATTTGTTCCACCTGCGCCATCATCAACAATAATTAAGTCTGCGTCCACTAAAGCAGCACCTATATCTGTACCACCATCAATTTCTAATGCCGTTAATGCTACTTTGCCTGCTGTAGATATTGTGGCTAATTTTGAATCTGCAATCGCAGCACTTGATTTAATGTCTGCATTTACAATGTTTGTAATTGTATTATTATCACTATCAATACTCTTATTAGTTAGTGTATCAGTTGTTGCTTTACCTACTAAAGTATCAGTTGCATTTGGTAAAGTAAGTGTTCTATCTGCGTCAGGATCAGAAGCAACTAAAGTTGTTTCATTTGAATCGTCAGTTGATCCTTCAAATATGATACTTGTGTTTACAGTAACAGTTGAGAACTCTGAAGCACCACCGCCTGTGATATCTGTTAAATATGCAACTGTGCCTGAAGCGTCTTGAATTGTAACTGTTCTATCTGCTGTAGGATCTGTAATTGCAAAAGTTGTTTCAAAACCGTTTGCGGTTGCACCTTCAAATACAAGTGGACTACCACCTGCAAAGACAGCACCAGTTGCCGTTACTATACCTGTAAGTGTTGGTGCCGATATACTTGGTGTAGCAATTGTTGGTGTATTAATCGTTGGTGATGTTAAAGTTTTATTTGTGAGTGTTTGTGTGGCTGCAAGACCAACAAAACTTTCACTTTGTAATGCACTATTAAATTCTGATAAAGTTCCTGTAAGTGTATTTGCGTCTAGATCAATTGATTTATTTGTAAGTGTTTGTGTTGTACCTTTAAATAAAGTATCTAATTGTGATAGTGTTACTCTACCTTCAGTACCGCCATCAGAAATTAAAAGTAAATCACTAGCAGTTAGTGTGTTAGATGTTAAATCACTTGCATTATCAATATTTACGATTGCTTCTACAACACCAAACTCTAAAGCATTTGCTGCGGAATTAACTTTTATAACTTGACCTGCAGTTCCTAATGATAATGAAGCACCAAGACCACCATGTGTTAGTCCTATTGTATCACCTGATTGAAACTCAGAGAGACCTGTTGCAGTTCCAGCATCATTGAATACTGCTCTAATCGGTGTTTTGTTTGCCATATTTTATCCTAAAACTGAAAAATAGTAGTATCACTATCTGCTAACGCACTACCATTTGCCAATGTAAATGTTTTTGTTCCTGTAAATGTTGTTCGAGTGTCAATCGTTGCATTGAACTCAAAATTTGTATTTGTTACGCTTAATCCGTCAGCAGCAGTAAAGAAAGGCACTACTCTAGTAGGTTGTATTGTTTCACCACTTGATGATACAACAGCAAGTTGATTATCACCTGCTTTTGAGCCTATTGGTAATGTTGCACCAGTAGCAGCAATCGCAATAGAACCTGTACCGTCTGAACTAATTGTTGCACCTGCAAGATCAATTGTATCACCTGCAAGAAATAAATCGTTGAATCTTTTTGATGAGCTACCTAAGTTTCTTAGATTAGTCTGGTCTGGTACAATGTCTTGGTCAACAGAACTTAAATCTAATGCTGGAGCACCAAAAGTGCCATCTTGTAAATCTATACCATCACCTGCGTTTGAAGATGATGAATCTGTGCCATCCATAACTAATCTATCACCTGCATTTGAACCACTTGCGTCTGTGCCGTTCAAAACTAAATCTTCAGTTTCTAAAGTTGTACCTATAAATTTACCAGTTGCACCATCATATTGTAAAACTCTTTTATCTACTAAAGCACTAGCAGTATCAACATCATCTAGTTTTGCTAAATTAACTTCACCGCCACCACCAATTGAAGCCATTTGTTTAGTTATGATATCTTTAAATTTAACAAACTCTTTCTTCATTTCATCTAGAGATGTAATTCTATCTAAAGTTTTTAATTTATCTTTATCTAATTCATTTGCAACTTTCATTTCTGAAAGTTTATCACTTACTTTATCAATTATACTTTTTTCTGTTTCTATTGATTCTAATTCATTTTGTAAAGTTTCAATTACTGTTTCTTCTTCTTCTACTTCTTTTTCTTTTTTTTCTTCAGGCTCTAATAATAGTTCTTTTTTCTTTTTAGGTTTTGTTTTCTGTTTTTCTTTTTTTAATGAAGAAAATAATTCTTCTAAATCTGCAATCTTTTTTTCTGATTTAGCAACTTTTTCTTTTGTTTGTTTTTTCTCGCTGTTTATTACAGAGAAAAAATCTGCTAATTTATCTTCTGGTTTTTCTACAACCTTAACAACTCTTTTAATATCTTCTTTAATTTTAGAATTTAGTTTTTCTTCTTGAATGAGTGAGATTTGCTTTTCTATATCTGGATCAATATCTATCATAATTATCTACTTACACTTGGTGTTATCGTTGCTCTTCCTT